TTTTCGGTTTCCTGCACTAGAAGGAGTGCGGTATAAATAGGCAGAATCATCGTTATTAAAACGAACAGAGTTATCCACCGTATATGGATAAAAGTCACCCCCGCCAACTCCAGCGGCGGCTTGAGCCATTAGTTTGGTGAAGTTACTCATTAGCCAAGTGCTTGGCCTGACGTAAAGCCATACCAAGTAGTCCCCCCGTCAACCGTGGAGAAAACAAACCAATCTACAGCACTTGCAGTAGCGGTAAGTGTGGGAGCCGTAGCAGAAGGCCAATCGACTGCACCGGGCCATGTAACTGTATAGCCTGACGCACTAGCGTCTTGGACTATCCTCAAAGAAAAAGCATAGGCCGTCCCAGTAGTAGGAGGATTGCTAAAGGTAAATGTGGTGTTCTCAGTAAGAGTGTGGCTAAAGACGTTGCCCGTCTCGCAGTCTACCGTAGTGGCATTAGAGGTAGAAGTAACCGCGTTATACGACTCGTTGTAGCTATCAGCTATAAGCTCTGCGCTAACTGTCTGATCTGCGGTGAAGGTGTTTGCTACGTCATTCTTTGTGGTATTAACGTCGTAGGCTTGTACATCTACACCTATTTCTAAACCAAGATTTGTTCTTGATGTTGCCGCACTACCCACGTCGGACAGGTTGTTTGCCGCTAGAAGAGCGTTAGCTACTGAGAATGTTTCGTATGCGATTGTCTCAATCAAATCACCTGCCGCCGCACCGGAAGCCAACACGATGCTTGTGCCGTTAGTTGCTGTAACGTCAGTGCCAACAATCAGTTTGACACCATTCATATAGACATCAATGTAGCCTACGGTATAAGCAACAGTGAATGTGGTCTGTGCGGCTGTGGCTGTGAAGTTAGTCCTAGTGTAAGCGTACTGAACGCTTTCAACAGTAAATGTGTCGTAAGCAATGATTTCTATCAGATCACCAGACGCGGCACCCGAAGCAAGAACCACGGTATTACCATCAGTAGCAGTAAAGTCAGCACTAGCGAGCTTCACGCCATTCATAAATACATCTATGTACCCAACAGAGTATCCACTAGACGTAGTAAACGTAGTCTGGCTTGCAGTAGCAGTAAAGCTATCTCTAGTCTGCGTAGCCTGTGGGACAGGCTGATTTCCTATGTATGACATGATTTACTCGCTATGTCGTATATGTTCCTGAAGATTTGTAAACCAATATTTTGTAATCCCCTTCTGTATAAACATCTGGCGAACCAGTAGTTGTTCCTGTATAGCTGTCTGTATGGATTTTTAATATACATACTCCTGACCCGCCAGCTGGCGCAGTACCGCCACCGGCTAAAGACCTATTAGAAAGACCACCCGCACCACCGCCTGTATTAGCAGGTGAATTAGAAACTGCACCTTCGTAATATCCTTTACCATTTGTACCGCCCCCAAGACCGCCCGTACCAGAAGTGTAAGTCCATCCACCGCCCCCGCCTCCACCGCCAAAGTAAAGGTTCCCTCCACTAACTTGCCCAATAGATGATGTTGAAGCATTTGTCGTGTTTATAATGGTAGTTGTTACACCTCTACCACCGTAACCACACGCTGAACTAGAAGCATTTCCTCCTGCCTGACCACAGCCTCCACCTCCCCCTGAAACCTCTATACCAGTTCCGGTAGAGCTTCCACCCCCATAACCCTGCGAACCTGAACCGCCATACTTATATGTACTACAATTAGAAGCGGCTCCACCGCCACCGCAACCACCATCTGCTCCGAGTGAAACATTGGTACAATAAGCGTATTGACCACCACCGCCATATCCACCGCCCAATGCGGTTGCAGTAATAGCCCCTGTTAGTGTGGTGTTATTACCATTGTTAGAATCTGCCGAACCTGCACCTATGGTTATTGTAAGTGTTTGTCCTGCTTCTTCATCTACAGAGGTTGCTGTGAGGTATCCACCTGCACCACCGCCACCAAAACCGTCACCGTTAATTCCACCTCTGTTTCCTGCGCCACCTGCAATTATGAAATACTCAATATCATAAGGAGGACGGCTGGCAGTAGCAGTAATACCTGAAGCTATAGCAAGAAGTCCTGACATTAGCTAACCGCTCCAGCTATGGCACAGACTGTGCCTGATATAAAAAAGATAGTGCATAAACCACGAGTTGCTAGTGTTACGCTTGCTACGTCTGTGTCTGTGCCTGATATATAGGCTGTTGTAATGGAACAAGTTATTGTGACATCGCCGGTAGTGTTATTAAAAACATTGACCACATCACCCTCTGAGAAGGTAGCATCAGGTATCGTTATCGACCCACCTGTACCAACTTGGACATACTTGCCTGTATCTGAAGTGGTCAAAGTGTAACTACCTGTCTGCGTACCAACAGCAGGGACAGTATAGAGGGTATCAAGCTGGGTTTGTATTGCGCTTGTTACGCCATCCGTGTAGTTAAGCTCTGCGGTTGTAGCTGTACATCCGTCTAATATATTTAGCTCTGCGGTTGTAGCTGTACATCCATCTAAGGTGTTTAACTCTGTAGCGGTGCTTAACAAACCACCCGATACATTTGCAAAATCTCTTGTGATCGTCATCTTATATTACCTATGGTTCCATTGCGGGTTGTTCCCACTGCTGGGTGTCTTCGTTCCAGAGATACATATTACCATCATCTGGGTAAGCTACAGGGGCTTCCCAAATACAGCTTGTTTCGTTTAGCGTCCAACTTGGGTACGGCTGTGGTGCAATAAAAGCATCTCTATCGGAGTCGTATGTAAAACCAATACCAGCGTAGTTCTTTCTCAGTGCTACACCATCATCAGGTGTCCAACTGTTTGGGGCATAATGAACGCCACCTCTAGTGTTGTAGGAAGTCTGCACCCATGTGCCTTCCTGTGTGTCTACAAATTCCTGTTCTGCAACAATAACCTGCGTAACAGTCCCGTTTTCTACTTTTGCAAAATGTGTCATTGATATTTATACCTTATGATTACTACACCTGAACCGCCTGCGCCGCCAATAGCATACGCGCCACCGCCACCACCTCCACGGTTTGCAGTTCCAGAGCCGCCGTTACCGGGGTAACCAGAGGGTGTTCCTGCTCCACTTCCGCTAGTTCCGGCGGTTGCTCCATAAGCATTTCCACTTCCTCCTGCTCCAGAACCGTATACTACGCCGTCACTCCATGTGTTACCTTGACCACCACTACCAGAAGTACTAAAAGAACCAGTAGTTCCCGCCGCATTAGCGCCACCACCACCACCAGAAAGATAATACGGCCCTTCTGTGCCGGTTCCGCCATTGTTTCCTTGGCCTACAGTTCCAGTACCACCAGCGCCACTCCTAACACCGCCAGCGCCTGACCCTCCGTTACCTCCAGCCGTGGTTCCTTCATTTCCTCCCCTGCCTCCGCCTATTGCCGTTTCAGAGTTAAAAGATGAATCCCCTCCTTGGACACCTACTGAAGTATTATTATTAGCACCAGTACCACCAGCACCTACAGTTACACTATACCCAGTTGCAGTAACGATTTGATTTGTAGATGAAATGTAGCCCCCACCTCCGCCGCCGCTTCCGGCAGTATTACTACCTCCAGAGCCACCTCCGCCACCCCCGGCAACTACAAGATAATCCACATACCCTGCATTTATAACAGTAAAGGTGCCAGAAGTTGTAAATGTATGGTATTTGTAGTCTCCGACAGTAGTTATTGTCCCACCAGTAGCCGTAACAAAACTTTTCCATTCACCGCGATCTAGTTTTATGACGACATCGTATAGACCAAAAACTCCGCGATTAGTTATATTAGCTGGGCCTACTACGCCACCGTTACCCCTTCTAGGCATCGTCTAATTCCTCGTAAGAAATCACGATTTCTAAATCTCCAGTAGCACTGGCTCCGGCCTCTATCTGATCCGATTCTTCTAAATAAATAGGGTAATCCTTGCCTAAAACAACCAAAGTTGCATCCGCCGCAACAGATATAGTTGAAGCAAGCGCATACCGAGTTGCCGCGCTAGAGTCATAAAAGTAAACCGTAGTATCTGCGGCTGAAGTACCGTCAATATTGGCAACAATAATACTGTTTATTTTCAATACTTTATCTGCGGGGCAAGTCAAAATATCAGTAGTCGTAGTGGTACCTAGAGCCGCCCCCATCGTCTTGCCGTATATACTTGTTACATTTACTAAATTTGGAGCCGCCATTTTAACCTCCGAAAATCATGGACATAGCGATAGCCTTGCCTGTAGTGGCCTTGGTATCTAGTTGAGTCTGCACATTACTTGTCACGCCATCGCTATAGTTTAGCTCTGTTGCAGTAGCTGTAATCCCTAAATTTGTTATAGCCGTAGCCGCACTGTCAAGGTCACTCAGGTTATTTGCCGGAGTGAGGCCATCTACTAACGCTACGCTTCTACCTTTACCAAAATATCCAGCCATTAGGTCTGCTCCAGAACGCTCACAATCGCGTCAATCGCTGATGCTGTATCTGATGTCACCACAATAGTATCTGTGGTTTCTGCAATAATCTTACCGTCCAAGGCACTCAATGCTGATCCCGCAGGGACAGGGGCATCTTTTACTATGTAAGTTGAACCAAGCTGTACATCGACAGTTACGCTACTTGCAGTCCGGTTAGCCATATTAAGGCCAATAACAACAGAAGTTGTACTACCCGGCACTGTGTACACCGTAGTGGGAGAAGTCCCTATTGACGTAGATGTGTAGTTTTTAAAAGTATTTGCCATGATAATTACCCTAATGCGATAGCTAAAGCCAACGCCGTATCTTCTGTTGCTTTTGTGTCTATTTGTGCTTGCGTATTAGAAACTGCCATTGCATCTACAACAGCGGCAGAAGCTCCAGCACCATCAAAATATATAGTCTTATTTTGTCCATTCGCTATAGTAACATTAGCCCCCGAACCTTGACTTATATTAATGCTCTGAGAGCCTGTAGTGGCGTTTTCTACCCACATCAAACGGCTGATTGTGTTTGGGCCAATAGTGAGTGTACGAGTTGCTGTAAGGGTCGCACTGGAGGTTACTTTCAGGTATATAGCACGAGCAGGGTCAGAGGAACCGTCGGCTATAGTAGTGGTCGCATCTGCGTCAGAAGCAAACCCGTCTTGAGTAGAATAACTAAGAGACTCTGCAATAAGCTCTAGGTTGGTGTTGGATACAGTACCCCAGCTACCAATTTCATCGCCTGTAGTTAGCTCTGTTAAGCGTAAATCATTATCGTAAGTAGCCATAATTTGTCTCGTTTATGCTGTGTAACTACCAGAACTTGTCCATCTTATAATCGTGTAAGAGCCACTTGTTGTAACGGTAGGAGAGCCGGTAACTGTACCACTATAATCGGAAGTTAATACTCTAATGTACACTACTCCGCTACCACCTGCCGCGCCATCTTCATAGCTACTACCGTAAGCACCACCACCGCCGCCACCGCCAGTGTTAGTTGTACCGGCAACTGCCGCAGAAGAACTACCAGTAGCCCCTGCACCACCACCTCCTGAACCACCCGAGCCACCAGAAGAAGTACCGCCGCCGCCACCGCCACCGGCCTTATCACCATAAGTAGGTACTCCAGCAGGCCAAGTGTAACCTGCTCCACCAGAGCCGCCAGAGCCGCTAGAGCCGCTAGACCCCACACCACCTCTACCACCGCCACCACCGCCAGAGCCGCTAGACCCACCAACAGCCGCGTTAGCACCACCGTTATTACCCTGACCAGCCGCTACTCCACTCGTTGCGCCCTTACCCCCAGCAAGTGATGTACCATCGGGGTCTGCCGCACCACTACCCGAACCGTAGGCTTGGTTAGCGGTAGTTGGGCCACCTACACCAAAAGCAAATTGATCGACCGGATCTGCCGCACCGCCGCCATATCCACCGTATCCGGTTGCAACAGAGGATAATGTAGAGTTTGAACCTTGACCCCCGCGAAAAGACGAACCAGCACTACCGCCCGCCCCTATCGTAACGGAATAAGTATCGCCTATAGTAAGTGTACTTGACCCTATCTGCATACCACCTGCGCCACCACCGCCACCGCATCCAGTGTTGGAAATGTAGTTGCCTCCGCCGCCACCGCCACCAGCGATAACAGAATACTCAGCACCGTAAGCGGTTTTTTCTCCGGTTCCCCCTAATATGGCTAAATGGATACCACTCATTAGCTGACGTTACCTGTAATTGCGCAGACTGTACCAGATATAAACAAAATCGTTGCTACGCCTCTAGTGGCTAAAGTGACACTAGATACGTCTGCATCTGCGCCAGCGATATATGCCGTACTTATTGAACAAGTTATGGTTACATTGCCCGTAGTATTGTTAAAGATGCTTATAGCGTCACCTTCTGAAAAAATGGCATCCGGAATAGTAATTGAACCACCGCTCTGTACCTGCACATACTGGCCTACATCAGAAGTCGTAAGGGTATAGCTGGTTGTTTTAGTGCCAACTGGAGGGATTGCTCGTACACTGCCCTCTTGATCTGCCAGCGTGGTAAAAGTTCCTGCCGCCGCCGAGGACCCACCGATAACCGCGCCATCTACTGTACCGCCGTTAATATCGGCTGTAGTAACGGTTCCTAAATCAGAGATTGTTGCCCCGCTAAAATTACCTGTACTAGTAACAGTAAGGTCTGCATACGACGCTGACGTTGTTGCTAGGGAGAGAGTTGTGGTTATGTCTACCACTGCCGCACTGCCTCCGGCACCGTCTAAATAAAGAAGCTTTGAATCTCCATTTTCAATAGTTACTGTGCTACCACCACCTTGAGCTATAGATATACTCTGAAAGCCTGTAGTAGCGTTCTCAATAAACATAACCCTAGACACCGTATTTGGAGCTATAGTCAAGGTTCTTGTAGCGGTTAAGGTGGCACTAGAGGTGACCTTAAAATACATGGCTCTAGCCGGGTCGGCTATTCCATCCCCTATGGTAGTAGTTGAATTAGCGTCGGTAGAAAAACCGTCTTGTGTGTCGTAGCCTAGCGCATCTGCTATAAGTTCTAGATTAGTATTGGTGCTAGTTCCCCAAGTACCGTCTTCTGCACCTGTGGCAATTTCTTTAAGTCGTAAATTGTTTACATAAGTAGCCATTCTTTTTTACCTCAAACCATTGTATGGCCTTCTGCCGCAGGGACGCTTGTTGCGTATATTTTCATGTTTTTTTGCAAATTCAAGGGTTGTCCGCAGTCTGAGCAGGTATCCGCCTCAAGCTCCGATTCGTCTAAATCAAACCCACAGTTAGCACACAGTATCTCAACTTCATGTTTTGGATCTATGCCAATATCTAAATTAGTCGCTTCTGTAAGCGTCCTCATGCCGCTATCTCCGTCCATATGTCTGAGCCACTGGGTGTTACCTCTACCCAAGTTGGCGTTTGGTCTGGAATTATGTTACCCCAAACAAGAACTGTATTTAGTTGTCCAGTTGCCTCTACGCCTGTTGGGAAGACAGTTGCACCTAGTTCTAGCGATACATCGCCAACCGCCCCGTTAGCCGCAACCCCCGTAACAAAGACATAGGTTACAGTTACTACACTAGCCGTACCTAATGCGCTAGTTCCGGCAACGCCTGTAACGCTTATATTAACGTCCGTGGTAACAGATGGTGTGCCTAAGCCAGCAGTAGCTTCAACTCCCGTGACGTTAGCATTAGCATCACCCGTAACAGTAACATTACCCGCTGTTTCGTTGATTATATCGGTAGAACCATTGGTACCGTCAAAATGCAGTAGTGCTGTAGTGTCTCTGTCTACTTCGTACTCTGCAACCGGCTCTGTGAAGGATGTGCCTTCATAACGAGCTACAGATGAAAGTCGTACCTCATCAATATACCCGTTAAAATCACCAAAGCCATTTTTACCAATAGCAAAAACGCCATCATCTGAGCGGTTTGCAGTAGAACTTGAAGCCTCTAGCACACCGTTTATGTAAAGCCTGTGAACATTCCCTTCTCTTTCAACAGAGATCATAGTCCAGACGTTCGCGGAAATTCTGGTACTAGATAAGAAGAGTGTTGTTGACCCTGCAACAGTACCTTGAACCTGATCTCCGATCAAATACACATTCAGCAGTGAGCTTGTACCTGACTGCCACAAGCCTTTGTAGCCTGTAACACTTGTCGGACGAATCCACATATCTACTGTGAAATCGCCAGAACTTAGGTCAATGTTTTCGTCAGACGTTACAAAGTCATCTGTGCCATCAAGCAGTAGTGAAGCTGAACCAAACTTAGCTTGGGCAGTTGAAAGTTGAGCATCACCATCTGCGGTAAATTCAGAACCGTTATTTAGTGTTGAAGCCTCTGCGGAAACCCCAGTCGGGAATACATTTGCGTTGGCTATAACCGATGGAGTCCCAAGCTCTGCTGTAGCGGCTTGGCCTAGAACATCTATATTGCCGTCAGCATTAGCAACTACGTTGCCTAACGTTGTAGTGCCCTGAACCCCTGTAAGGCTGACTGAAACGCCAGTGGTTACGGATTCTTCACCAAGAGACGTAGTGAGTTCAAAGGTGCCGTAGCTACCTTCACCCCACGGGCCAAAACCCCACGGGCCTCGACCCCAACCCTCAAATACGACTCTTACGTCAGCCATATTAGGCTATCCGTATAATTGCGTTAGACGCATCCGCTGTTGGGAACACAATAGTAAAGTCACCGGCAGAGGATGATTTGTCCGAACCAAAATCCAGTACCGCAACAGACTTATCAGACTGAGTGCTGTTGTAGATCAACGCGCCCCTAGCTGTAATAGTCGATGTAGACCAAGTGGTATCGTTAAAATCAAGATACGCTGTTGTACCAGAGCTAGTAGGAGCTACCGTAGTTAGTGTGTTACCACCTGCGGTATAGCCTGTTCCAGACGTTTCATTAGTCGTGCTGTACGCGGTTGTAGTTGAGTCTAAAGTAGCAGAGCTAGTGAACAGGGCAATTTTCATTGTATCCGCTGTTGTACCAGCACGAGCCACTGTGGTTCCAAAGGCGTGAATGCCGTTAAGCAATTCAACCTTGAAAGAAGTACACATTGCTTGTGTGATTGCCATGATTATTACCTCATAGTTTGCTAATAATTCGAGCCAAGTCAGCGTGGCCCTGTTTTGCTAACTCGGCACAAATAGTAGTCCTATCTGAGCGAATCGCCTCTTTCATATAGAAAATTATTAATTCTCTTATATGATCCTTAAACACCATAGCTTGAGCCTTGACCATTGGGTCTGCTGTTTCGCTAATAGAAATCAATTTTTCTATAGCTCGTTCTGCAAGCTCTTCGGGTGTATGACCACGGTTTTTCGTGGCAAAAACTTTTACATCTATGGTTTCACTTGTATCTGCGCTAATTCCATTTATCATAACTAAGCTTTATCCCTTATTATTAAGCCCGTTCTATAAGCATCCGTAACTTCTTTAGCTTCACCAAAGTTCTTCAACGCAATTACCGCTTCGGTAAATCGTTTATCGTAATCTTGCATGATATCGGGCTCACCTTTCATATAAGTGTAAGCTTCAATAAGCGCACCATACAGCAACGACACCTCCGCATTAGTGCTTAACCATGTAGTGCCGCTATCGGCACCTGCAGTCAAACTAGCGGGTCTGTAAAAATAATGTAACTCGACGGCGTAACTACTATCTGGCGTGGGACCAATTATAAAATTATCCACGTCAAATAAAGCGTAATATCTGGGGGACCCTGTCGTTGCCGGATTAGGTGTAAACTCTTGTATAAAGTTAACATCCTTGTACTCTAAAAAGATTTTATCTGAGCTACCGTCCGTAAAAGACAAAGAAAAAGGAGCTAGATAATCACTTGGTGCCGCTAAATATTTATTAGAAGCGGTCAGATTTGCTGTGGCATTTTTACGAAACAAGGTTAATTGAACATTTTTCAGAATGCGCTCTTCAGCGTTCCGTATAAAAATAGGAAGATTGTTTACAAAACTAGTCTCTGTGTTCTGAGTATAGTCTTGGATTGCACTTTTTAGTTCCGCGTATGTAAAACTCATGTTGTTGTCACCGTAACTGTACCAACCTGCGCAAAAGCGGTAACTGGTTTTAATTGTGGGTTTTCTACCAAAGGAACTCCTACATATACATCTATTGGCTCAACCCTATCCGGTCTTGGATTAAGCAATGCCTGCGGATCTACAACTTTGCGCCTTGGATTAAGCTGTGGTTGTTTTGGCTCATACTCGTCTTTACCGACTAAAAACCCGGTCCATTCCTTTTTCATATCGTTTAAACGATAGCGGAACCCCGACCTATCGGATATACCATATGCAAATTTTCCGGAGGAATATTTAGCCATTACAAATCTCTAGAATAAGCTAGTGTAGGCACAAGGTTAGTGGACGCTCTGTCCCTATCCTCAGTAATTGCTCTTTCCATTTCTTCTTCGTATAACTGTTTTAGCAAAACAATTCTGTCAGGAGCTTTCTTGATAGAAATGTAATACGCCAAACCAGCGGCTAAGGCCGGGTAAAACCTAAACGGTAACTCGACTGTGTTAACAGGAGTGTCCGCATCATCTAACCTAACTAATCTATCAAATACGACTTGATCGGTACTATTATCCGGAGTAGGCCAAACTTTCAATACAGGAGATATTTGCCTATCTAGAAAAAACTGTGAAGGTCTACCCTGTGTGCTTTTAGTAGGAATATTTAAATAATCATCCCGACTAAGCCTTTCTAGCCCGTAATCCGTATTACTTCTGCGTAAAACCAAAGAAAGTATATCAATCGTATCTGCATCCAAAGTATAAGAAGACGTGCCTTGAACCATATTTACGGTAGTTTGCGTAATAGTCCACTGATTCAAACCCCTGTTTGCCCAATCAGCAAACAGAAGATTCATAGATCTTTTTGCGGTTTTTAGATCATAACCAGTGCGCATTTCTTTGCCGCACCGCTCAAAAGCTTCTTCTATGTAGTCCGCAACATCTAACTCAAAGTTTTTGGAGCCTGAGACAGCCATTTACTTACCCTTTTTGACCATGCCACCGCCGCGTAGTTTAACGCCGCGACCTTTTAATATGTCTTTTTTGGTAACTTTACCGTCACCGGTCAGGTCCGGAAAAGATTTAGACTTGCTTGCCGCACCGCCTTTATTCATCTTCTGAACCATGCCACCGCCACGCATCTTCTTAACCGGGGAAGCATTTTTTACTTTTGCTTTTCCAATATTAGAAGAAGCTTGCATCTTTCTAGGACTCATCGCCATTGCTTAGTCTCCTATGTAATTCGTTACGTTTTTCGTAAATCTCAGCGGCATCATAGCTACCAAAATAATTATCGTAATAGCCTAATTTAGCTATTTTTTGTGCGGCTTCTTGGACCTTAGTTAATCGCTGAATAAATATCATGGCATATTCGGTATCAACTATAGGATCAAAACTGCCGTCATCTATTAGCTCGTTTGGGTCCTGAAACGGGTGAAAACCCATCAACCATGCGTCTCTGTTAATAAAAAAACCGTTCGCAATGGCTTCATTTAAACCGTCTAAGTATTCATGGAAATCATCAGGATTAGGCTGAAAAGCCGTGTCCACAACAATCACCAAATCTACCGCATCATCCCATGTCGATATGACCTGACAGATGTCTTGATAATTATCCGGTTCATGCTTAAAAATAACCGAAACCTTATCATCCTTCCATGCTTTTTTTGCATACGGGCATGGAGGCAACCCGTTGAATTCTTTACTCTTTTTCTCAAGAGCGTATTTTGACCAAGCTTTTATTTCGCTTATTATTTCCTTTTCTTGGCCAACTAAAAACTGGTGCATACCTAAGTATATTGAGTCCGTTTACGGCGATTAGACAACACTGCGCCACAACCTTTATTTAACTTAGATACCGGCCCACCGTTCGCGGCCCGCATCACCTTTGCGGCTTTAGTATTGGCCACAAATTGCTTACCCTTAGAGCCTTCTTTCTTTTTCTTTCTTGCCGTAGAAGCCCGTTGAGACTTACTCAAACTATTGGCTTTGGCTCGTGGCAAACAGCGGTCAGGGTTCTTCTTGTTCTTCGATGTGCCGCATTCACCTGCAACATTGCCAGAACTGTCTATTCGGACCCAATCTTCGTTTAGCCACTTTTTAAGCTCACCAGCCATTTACTTCTTTTTCCTCTTAGACCCTTTGGCATAATTAGGGTCCTTGCAATACTTAGAAGCGGCTAAATTAGCGTAAGCACTTGGATACTTGTCAAAAGTTCGTTTAGCCCATGCTTTACCCGCGGCGCAAATCTTATTTGATTTTGCTTCGCCGCCCTTGGCCATCTTTACAACGGTGCCTTGTTTAACTCGAGCTACCATTTTTTACAACTCCAGTATCTAGCACTAAACTTGTCTTTAGCCGTATCGCAATTGTGCCTAGCTCTGAAACTTTTTCTTCTGGCGGGCTGATCCTTCTTTATAGTCATGTTCGGATCGCCAAACCGTACTAGCTTAATGTCCTCACCTTTTTTAGCTAATACAGCAAATTTTTTATTTTTGCCCGGAGTTCTTTTAGGTTTATTAAAACCAGCAAAAGTCTCCCCTCTATATTTAATTTTTCCCGAAGGAGTTCTGGTAACATCTTTGGCAGAGCTCATTACAACTCATCCCCATTTTTTATATAAGTTATATCGATCGTCGCAGAAGCTGTAATTGTGCCGCCCGCAGAATCAGCCTCTGCGCGGACTTCAATATCTGTTTTTTCGGAAAAAGCAATTGGGTTCCAATACGGAATACTGGTTGAGTTATTGGCTAAGGTCACCCGGTCCTTAACATTAAATACACCACCGTCAGGTCTTGCCACCAACGTAAAGATAGCAAACTTGCCAGCAGAGGAGGAGGCTGAAACATCTTTTTGGTGAAGATACGCAGTGTAACCTCTTGGAACAGTCCAGAGACACATGAGGGTTTGGTTGTCACCAATGGAAACTGTGGCATATTTATTTGTTGGAACACCGCCCGAAGGCGTTGCTTCTGTACCTACATACAAGACGCCTGCATTAGCTCCGCCAGATCCGGCAGTGTTTACAACAATACGATTGACGCGATACCAGTTCAAAGCACCGTTTAACTGAACCCCTGTTTGACCGTTTAGCGAAACAGTTTCACTTATTTGGTCAAAATTTGCGTCTAACCCAGACACAGTGGCCGTTCTAGCTCCTGTCCCCGCAGAGGTGTCCGCGGTGGAACTGCTAGAAATATACATGGTGGAAGCGGCTGTAGGATAAACATATAAGCCGCCTTGTGACCAAACAGTCTCGTTTGAATTCGCAATACTTGGATTATAGCCAAATTTGTGAACAAACTCGTGATATGCAATTTGACCACGTGAAACCTGTAACTCAAAAGGTTCCGAAGTTCCTATTCTGGTTATGGACGAGACTTCACGTGACATAGTCTTACCCTAGCTATAGAAAATAGTTAATGCCGTTACATTTGTCGCGGCACTTACATAAACATCGTCGGTAAATAACAGACCTTCGTCTGGAATATTTACAGAGTGAGTAGAGGACTGTACAAAGTCTAAATCGACTACCGTAGAGCCCCCGTTTCCGTCTGTAAACGTTAATCTACCGGCACCGGCTCCTACAAGAACCTGCACCTGACGTAACCGAGCACGACCTACTGAGGCCGCGCCCGTTCCTGTCAGACGCTTTGCTTTAACGTCTGAGTTAGCCATTACTTAGCTCCTGTTTTTTTAGCGGCCTTTTTAGGCGCAGTTTTTTTCACAGGCTTTTTAGCCCCTGACTTGTTGTTGAGCTTTCCCATCATAACCCCCTATTAAACAGCGGCTGAGAACGGTGTAGCTTCTGTGCCGGTAGCGGCTTGACGAATGACCACAGAAAATTTACCGGAATAAACGTCCTGAAGTTCAATTTGGCCGCCAAGAATACCGCCTGTGGTCGAACCATCAAGCGTAATCGTGTCAGAAGCCGCCACAGTTTCAAAGATAGAAGCGGTGTTGCCGCCATCGTTTGCAACGATAGCTACACCAGCCATGGTGTCATCAGAGCTTGCTACCTGAATAATATAATCATTCGAGGTTACAGTGGTTTTTACAAAAAACTTGTAGATATTACCTGTTCCTGTAGCCGCAGGAAGAGTAACAGTAGCCCCACTAGCAACGTCCAGAAGCATTGTGCGACCAGCGTGGTTAGCAGAAGTGAGAGTTACGTCAGCGTCTACAGTTACGAGAGAGCCGGAACCATTAATGAAGCCATTAGTGCTTGTTACCGGACCTGAAAAAGTGGTTGAAGCCATTAGAATTACCTCTTGCACAAGGTTTGGTTTCGTAGTCTGTGCAACGTCAGGCGGGCAAGAACCTGTCTACGAAACTAATTGGTGCCCAAATTTAACTATACCCCAAAAAAGAAAAGGCGGCAAACGCCGCCTTTCCCCATCTCAGATAAGAGATTACGCGGCTCCGGGAGTACCGAAAACGGCTCTCCAATCAGATACACCAAAGGAGTACCTTTCACGAGCCTTGAAGCGCATATTGCCGGTGTCAAAGTCACCTTCCATTGCAGTCTTAATAGGAGTGCGCTGGAAGAGTTTGAAACCATTAGGAGCGTCTGTCTTTATGAAGTACGCATCAGTGTCAGTCAAGAAATGATTGACCACTGCGCCGTCTGGGATCATTCCCATGGACTTCATAGCGTTCAGATCGTTGTCTGCAGTGCCGGGACGCAGGTTGGAGTTGATAACCCTTTCTGCAATAAACTGCAGTTCTTTTGGAATTATCAGCTTCATGCCGCGTACAGCAATCTTCAGACCACGCTCATCAGTCAAACTAGCAATGTCAATCAGCATCTGCTCAAGAGAAGTCTCATTGAGGTCAGCGGCAGTTGACAGCTGGTTACGCTGGTTTCCGCTCAACGAAGGGTGAGCAGATGAACACAGAGCGGCTCCATCACCAACTGGGTAGTTGGTATCAAAAGCATTGTTAAGTACAGAAGCGGCCTTAACCTGCTTAGTCTGAGACATTGAACGTGCCAGAGCACGTGTGTAACGTCCCGCCAAACGGTCGTAGAGGTTATCCTCAACAGCTTCTTCCGTGATGCTAAACGCAAGAGAGATAGTCTCGTGCGTGTAACGAGCAGTGTAAGTTTCCTGCGCGTCGTCATAAGTAATGGCTCCACCCTCGGATTTAACCGGAGCAGATCCAAAACCAGACAGCATCTGTTCTTCCTCAAACGCACGATCAGAGGACTCTTCGTCGAAAATTTCGGCGTGTTCTCTATCGTAACGATCGTATTCCATCCCGAACAAGGCATTTAGTCCGGGTTCTAGCTCTTTCGCTAATTGAGCGCGAGAAATAGCCATGGTTAAACCCCCTTAAATGCCGGTGGAATCCGCAGTGGTCTGAGAATCAAACCTGCGAGTTCCAGCGTTGAAATGTGCGTTCAGACGTACCATCAGCGGTATACCTGCGGCGGTATAATCGCTGTTAGAAGCATCGTCCATAATCCCAACAATGCGCAAAGGCAGAGTTGCTGTAGTGTTTACAGAAGAAACGGACAGTGCTCCACTTGCTACGCCAGTATTGGACGAACCACTACGGGCAGACGTACCGAGAGATGCATTTGCAAACACAGTTGCAAGTGCAGTAGCGCGGTCTGTCAATGAAGCGTCTGAAGCTACTTTAAAGAGTTGATTTGGGTTGTCAGCCACATACGCCTTTACAGGGTAGTTTGTGTCTACGCTGACTGAACCCGAACCGGGCCAATAGTTAAGCCAAACCGGTTTCTTTTGAACCGAATCATGGTATTCGACACCCATCAGAACACCCAATGCCTGAGTAGTACCACCGGCAGTATCGCCAGCCTGATCAATTACTCCAGCCGCCAAAGGAACGACTATGGAATACTGATAAATAGCATTGGTGTTGTTAGAGGCAATTTCATACTGGGTAACACCAGTAGTGTTTGCACCGCTACCAACTAGCCCGATAGGACGAAGACCGTAGGCAGTTGATTGATTTGCCATGAGGAATTCTCCTTCCTATAGGGTGACCTACTGTTTACGTGGGCCACCAAAAGTTACACGAGATTGACGATCAGGTTTAGTAATCGTCATTGTATTATGAGCATTTTCTCGCATCATATCCTGATCAACGGCTTCCATTAGATCTTGGCTCTTTTCACGGAAATACTGCGTCCGCTCTGCAACCGTTTCTACTGGAAGTCTTGCGAGAATCAAACCTCCAACGCCAAAAACACCTTCAAATCTACCTGAATCAATCACCGGAGCTTCAAAATCAGGATATTCGTCAGCGCGAACTAACTCATAACCTTCTCTCATTCGAGCAGAAATGTTTTTACGGTCATCAAAACCGCGCACTTCAGCCCTTATCCAACGGTGTATGTACCCTTCGGGTGCAGGTGGTGCATCTAACGCAGAGGGGGGAGCCCAAGGCTTACGCCTTTGCTCTTTCTCCCTAGAATTTTTTGCGCGAGGAGAACGATCAATACCCTCAAATCCTGTTTGTTCAGTTTTCTTGGTCATTTTCGTCTCCTATTTAACGTATTTCGCGTATTCTTCAAGTGGCACACCTAATTTCTTTGCTATTGCAACTTGGCTTGGTGTGAGTTTCCGTGTGCGTCCAGATCTCGCTGAAGAGCGAGAGCCACCAGCTACGTTTTGGACGGGTTTTTTAGCCGTAGCAGTGGAATTTTCATTCGTAAACTTGTGAGGGAACTCAGTTCGCATACGAGTATCAAGCTCACTATAATACTCATCGCTCTTGGGGTCAAACTGTTCATCTTCTACAAGTTTCTTGTGTATACCAAACGCGGCAAAGGTCATAGCCTCGTCTTGACCAAACCATGAGTTTTTAGAAGCCCAATCCTCGGCCTTCGGGTCTGGTCTGCGCGGTTGAGGCGGTTCTGCAGGCGGCGGCTGTTGTTTTTCATACGCCGACCTAGCTTCTTGAGCTCTTTTAGCTTCATTATACCTATCCGCGGCCACAGCAAGTTCCGTAAGTCTTTTCTGCGCGGCTACAGTAGCAGTAGAATCCCCTAAATCAACGGCACGTTTTAGCTCGGCCTCCACCTGCTGTTGCTCTATGCCAAGCCTACTACCATATTCGGTCATGTAGCCTTCGTCTAAGCTTTTAACGCGAGTTTTTAGCTCCTCGGCCTCTTTCTTAACGTTCTGAGCATAGCTCAAGGCTTCCTCGCGCTGACGCTCTGCCTCTCGCATCTTCTTAGTTAGACGGTCTATCCTCTTTTGGACAGACGCGCTGTATTGCTCGTGTTCGTCGTCTTTTTCTGCAGATTCCTCTGCCTGTAACGGTTCTTCTTCCTGATCAGAATTATCAGTTTCTTCTGGAAGCTCAACCTCTACTTCTTCAGTATCGGATGTATCCAAATCAACCGTTTCTTCGTTTTCTACAATTTCTTCAGCCATGATTTAGCCCCTTAAAAACTAATAATATCTTCAGGATCGTTTATTGTGGCCAAGATCTCATCATCATTAATGATACGAACTTCGCCACCGTCTATACGAAAACGTGATCCCGCGTAACGTGCAAAAACAACCCAATCTTTTTCCTGACACCACGGGCCATTTGGAAATTTATCTTCGTCTTTATAGACCAAAGGACCTTGCTTCAAGACATATCCGACCACCGTCTGTATTTGACCGTCGTCTAGTATCTTTTCAGGAATGACAATGCCCCCGTCAGTGGTAGCTCTGCCTCGATAGGGTAAGATCAACATACGCCATCCCGTAGGGGTAGGCATACGATCAATCAAAGATTTCTTTAGTTTGGAAGGGTCTAAAACACGTTGTTCAGGTGCTACATAAGCACTATCTTCCGTGTTTTCTTTTTCTTTCTTTCGCTCTTCAGCAATATGCGCAGGTAAATCAATCATCTAATTGCTCCTGTTTTTCGAGTAGGCTCGAGAGTTCCTGTGCGATGTAATTTAAAGAATTTAACTCCCCCATGAGCGTCCTATATTGCTCCATGGAGTTAATTCCATCGTTTTCTAAAATAGTTAATACGGATGCTTTTCGTTCATTAATGGTTTTTTGAATGAATTGGACAACCCGGAATCCATCCATAACACCTCCTTGTGTTTTATAATAAAATCGTAGTATATCTTATACTATTTCGATAACAACCCTTTTTCTATCAACCTCTTACGGTTTTCTAAGTGGGACAGCTGTATATCTTTCTTGCTTTGTCCAAAGTATGGGACAGCATGGAAATTAGATATTAAAAGCTCGCAAATATCGCCGTGAGGACATGAAAAAGTACCCAAATATCGGCCATATTTACCCTTTTCTTTGGTTTTTAAGGTGTATTTATAGCCAACCATAAGGTTTTCTTCGACAAATTTCTTGGCCAATAAGCCACATTCTTTCTCTTTTTTGTCTCTAGTCCTAGATTCTGGAGTATCTACCCCTGCTAGACGAATACGTTGCTTTTTAAGCCACATATCAAAGCCTAGATCTATATCCACATCTACCGTGTCACCGTCTACGACTCTTAAAATGGTGGCTTGATACTCAAACATAGTTTCCAGACCTAATCATATCTGTGAGCTCAATAGCTCGACCTTTTACTTGCGTTGCCCATCTACTGTCCAAAAAATGATCTGCCGCTTCCTCAAAAGATCCTTCGCTCATAGAAGCTAAAGCGTTTTTAAATTTTAAAAGTCTTGGCAACCCTAGATTAAATCCCAACGAAATCATGGCATCTCGACGAGCGTCGTTTAAATCAGCAAACCATGGGAAAGTGCGATCGAGCTCATCCTCAACCCGCGTAATATCGTTCTGAAGAAGATAATCCACCTCATCGTCTGACAATCCCAGCCCTGTAGCCGAGATATTTCGTCCAACGCCTATGGTTTCAAGGCCCTCAGTATCCAAATAAACCTTGTGCTCTACCCCTTCATGGCGACGTAGCATCTCGATTAGCTTATCCACCGCGCCCTTTTCCTCCATAGAAAAAAGCCGCGCAGGTGCCCAAAATACCGGATAGCTGACCTAAAACTAGCGAGATTATCGTCTCGTCGTTCTGATCGTGAGGCATGATAGTTACGGTCATTACGTACACCCCGTAAAGAACAAGGGCAAGAATGCAGAACATTTTGGGGGTTAAGTCTCTGGCAAACGCTTTACGAGCATCTTTTCGGTCATCTACCTCTCTAGCATAAAGGTCTATGTCCAGCTGTTTCATCTTGAGAGCGAAATCTTTATCTACCTGCTTTACCTGCTCAAGCTTCTCCGGCGGTGCGTTCTCTAGGGCTTCCTCAATGGCTTCTGGTTCAGGCGGACAGTCCAGTACCTGTGCGACGGCTTTTGCCGCCATGCCACCCATAGGACCACCGATAGCGGTGCCGACAGTAGGGGCTACAAGTTTTAGTAACCCTTTGAGTTTAAACGCCATTTTCTTCAGCGACTATATCGTCGATGGTGTCGCAAACGTCAGGGACAACAACCCCTGTAGTAGCAGACAGGATTGACCTGCCCACGGCCCTAGTGCCTTTGTAAACCCCAGAACAATACAACTCTTTGTTTTCCATCACCTGTTCTACCGAAGTACATCCAGCACAAAGCAAAACAATCGTACAAAGTAATATTCTCATCATTTCTTTCCTTGGTTTTTTAAGAACTGTTTCAGTCTTTCTGCGTATCCATCCATCATATGATCAGAAATAGCGTCTTTTATGCTCCTGTCGTTTTTACGAAAATAAGCATCCGGGTCAATCCAATCATCCCCGGTGTTTGCAAAGTAAAGCATTGTTTGGCTCACGCTGGGGCCGTAGCAGAGCCGTGGCACCCTTGCTACCATATCGCTACCCTGAACCACTGAAATCTGTTTGTCGAGCTCCATGGGGCGTTTAAAGCCCTTAAAAAAGGTGTTTGGCTTGCCAAAAGTGACTAGATTTAAATTCGGGTGTTTTTTGTGGATCTTGGCACATGACAACTCGGCCAGCGCACCACCTAAACTGTGGCCACAGATAAGAGTCCGTTTGTTCCAATCTATCATAGGCACTATCTGTTTCCAGACACTCTTATGGGCCAGCGTAAAGCCGCCATGGCAAAGTCTTCCCGCATAGGGCACAGGCACGACAAAAGCATCAGTAAGCCAATCTCGGCCCTGCTGAGTGCCTCTGAAGGCTATTATGTCTATGGATTTACGTTGCGCGAAATACGCTGTGGTGGAGGTTAGCTTTGATTCTATTTTTATGGCATCGGGGATAGCATCATCGTAGGCCAGCATGGAGTACCTACGGGCAGTGTTTAGAAGAACCGGGTCAAGTTTCATCATGAAGCCCCAAACTTTTCAACCGCATATAAGAAAATTACAAAAGGATATAGGCCCCAAACCAGCCTTTCAAGTTTGTCAAACTTCTGGCTACCCGATTCAAGTCGCTCTTCAATGGCCTTGTAGCGCAAAGCGCACTCAGTCTCGTGAAGCTCCATACGTTGCTGGGCGGATGGTAATCTAGCCCCTTTTTTCTTGGCTACTTTCTTTTTTGCGACTTTCTTTTTTGCTACGGCCATAACGTGTTCCTACCCTAACTCAGTAAAAATTTTAACCATTAGTGTCAAAGCTCCAACAACTATACACATACCAACTACGGCAACCGCTATGTCTGTCATGTCGCTTTTACGCTTCGCGGCGGCTCTTGCCGCCTCTAACTTACGCTGTTTCAATATTCTGCGTTGTTTAAGCATATCCCGGTAAAAGTCACCTTGACCGGTATAAATCAGATACTCTCGAAGCTCTTTCTCTAACGTAGCGGCTCGTTTTTTAGCCAGAGAAATCTCAAGTGCCTGTTGCTCAATACTCTTACCCGCAACTAATTTAGCAGTTGTAGAAACCTCCTTATTTTCAATGCTGGCTTCTGATATCTGCTCATTTGCCTCAAAAAACTTAGATAAAGTGCCTGCCATTTCATGCAGTTCTTTGCCCTTATCTACGCCAGTTTTGAGGGCACTAAAAGCGGCATTTGCCGCGCTCAAAGCGGCTACAACTTCTATCATGCTTTTTTCTCAGAAAAAGCAAATCGCGTTCAAAAAATTCCTTGAAACCGTTGTTTTACCCGAACTATCGGGCTAAATCCTTTTACCGGACCTCCCTGTGACATCTTCTTCGGCGACTTCCCTGCCTTGCTAAGAGCTATAGCGACTGCTTGATCCTGCTTATAGCCCTCATCCCGCAACTTACTTATGTTGGAGCTAATGGTCTTTTGACCTTTACCTGTTTTTAGTGGCATAACTTAACAAGAACTATACTTGCCGCCACGCTCTGCCGCGCCCATGCCGCGCTTTTTACCCTTAAACATGGTGCCTTCACCAATGCTCGGGGTCTTTTCGTCGGTTGTCTTGGCGTATGGTATTTTGCCCTGACCTTTTATATCGGCATAGTTCTTAGCCGCAGGAGCTTCAACGGTGCCAGTTACTATTTTTACAGAACTCATTCTATTGCCCTCTGTTTTGATTGCGCATAATCTCGCGCTGGGTTGATGCTTGTATCTTTTCTCTGGATAGCTGTTCTTGACTCTGCAGACGATCATCAAACTGCCTGTCTCTCTGAGCCATCTTCTGCCTCTCAAGATCCAGTTTCTGCTGTCCTTCAGCTATGTCAGCCTCGGTAGCCTGTGCTTTAATATTGAGCTCCTGCTCTTTAAGCGCGATCAACGGATCACCACCCTGTCCACCGCCCATAATCTGCTGGCTCATTTGGCGAACATTCTGCATTTCCTGTGCGATCAGTTGTGCGGTCTGTGTCTCAATATCAAGCATCTGCTCTTCAGTAACCTGCTGGTTACCGTTTTGTTGCATAAAGGCCATAGCCACTTGTTCTCTGGCTTTAAGCTTTATGTGCTCTAAAACGTGCTTCTGCAGAGCTACAGCTAACCCAACGGTGCTTTGAACTACCCCAGAGGCCATAAACGTCAAATGCGCCATGATATGGGCATCGTGGTCCTGACCCTCAAAGGCTTTCAAACCAATGTTATCAAGCACGTCGATGTGCTCTTGCGCCGGATCTTTAGGCACAGGCTCTTGCTCTGGAGGAGCCTGTAGAATCTTGTCAATGTCCCTAACCCCAAGAGCCTCGTACATACGACGGAAAGCTTCATGCTGGTTGTGCAACTGCGGGGCCTGCATGGCCATCTCTAGCTGAGATTGTGCTAAAGCAATGCGCTGGGCTTGAGAGAATATGTTTGGATTAGATACGGGAACAACGTCCACACGGTCATCAAAGTCTGCCGCCATGATGCTTTGGTCACCACCGGCCACAGAATACGGGTATTCCTGCGGCAAGTAATCGGCCATCACTCTGGCTAATAGCTTGAACTCTATGCGCATGGCATAGTGCAGACGCTTGTGGATGGCACTCATTACACGAGTCCCTTGTTCCAACATAGCTACTGTGGTGCCTACCGCGGCTTGCTGATTACCATCGCCAACCTTCAGATCGGTAATGGTGGCAAACCTTTGTGCCGCACCCACAACAAAACCAAGCAAGTTAAACAGCGTATTGTCCGGGCCTTTGAAAGGCAACGGCATCAAACTGTCACGTATGGCTCCTCCCGGCGCATCGACATCTCTAAACTCACCGGGCTGGAGTGGTTCGCTGTCTTCACGTATGCGAAGACCCCGGGCTTTAAAGCCCGCCGGTAAGTTGGACAACGTGCCTGCATCAATAAGCTGTCTTAAAGCCGCTGTAGCCGTGCGAGATAGGCCGCCAATTGTATGGATTAGGCCAAGGCCATAAAAGCCGAGCCCGGGAAGAAACTTGTAATGCACAAAGTATTGAATCTTATTGCGCATAGGATCATCTTCACGATAATTCCGCCTAATTGCGAGAATCTGGCCATTATCTTGGCTAATTGTCACAATATACGGCAGTTTTATCCCTGTCATTTCGTCGTCTTCTCCGGTGTCTTCAAAGCCGGGAAGATCAAGTTCCACGTGGAACTCTAACAAAGTGCAGTCATAATTGATCGTGGATGGTGTAACCCCTTGAATTTTATCAATTTCTTGGGTTATGTCGTTCGTTTCTTCCTGTGCAGGGGTAACGGGTATATCTAAATAGAACCCCGCCACCTGTCTTTTCCGCAGATCATTCGCGGACATCGGTACAATTTGAGCAATCAAAGGCGACGTTTCTAGATTAGTCGCTTCGTAAGGAACGATAAGGTTTTCTGCAGGAACAAACGTACTTACGGCTCGTTCCAAAGCCTCATCATAGTAAATCTTTTTGAAAGCAGAACCGGCCAAGGGCAAGTAAAACAGCATCTGATCAAACTCAGGTGTGTATTCTTCCATCACGTTAGTCAAGTAGTAGTTCATAAACTCCTTGACGCGATTGGCTTGGTCGGACTTCTCTTTATCTGGAGCACCCATAACGGCAGTGCGCACGGGGCCCCCAGCAGGCAAGAGCTCATTAAACGCTTGTGCCTGAAACTGCGTAGCGGCTTCAGCTAGAACCGGGTGGGTTACACCCGTGGCTCCCCGGAAAGGCTCGGTTTTTTCTTTGTAAGTAAAACCAAGTAGCTCCAAACCTTTGGAATACGTTTCTTCCCAATCATGTCGAGAAGATTTGCAGGAATCATACTCAGCCAGTAGCTCGTTAGAAATGACTCCCAAGTCAGAATTTGATAGTTCTTCGGCCAGATTACGATAAAAATCGCCCTCATCAACATTTGCGGCAGTAGGGTCAAAATCAATGATTGCCCCGCCTTCCTCATCTATCTCAATCTCGATGCCTTCTGGAGCAGTGCCCGACATCATTAACGTGCCGGGAGACTCTATTTCAATGTCATCTTCTGCATCAATCAGCATAGGATCGTCAGAAGACCTATCCATCAGAGAAGCCATTGGGCGATTATTCTCTGCCATATTTAACCCCTTTGACGCTCCATAATGCGGTCAATTGAAGACACCATGTCACTATTGATCATGCCGCCCATCTGGTTGGTCATAGAACCTAATCCGCCGTAACGCTGATTCAGGGCCGTGGTCCGATCGTCCACAATCCCGCCCTGCGCAAAGGGGGCCGTCCCTGTACGATTACGATCAATGCGCAGTTCTTCTACCGCTTTCATCATCGTATCGTCAGAAATGTTATCTGTCTCAGCTTTGTAAATCATCTGTGCTCGTCGTATGGCTTCTTGATCATTACCGGCCTCTTTCATCATGCGCTCGTAAGTCTCCATAGCACTCTTAGCCTGCTGGATAGTCATATTTTCCAGATCATCGGTCGTCATGCTTTCTAGAGCTTTCTGGCCAGAAGGCTTGAAAAGATCCTGAAAACGCTCACCTAGACCATAAAGCATAGATCCTATGCCGCCAGCTTCGCCACCGTTAGCAAATCCTGTCAAATTTATACCTAATCTTTCGGATACTTCATTCATATCTAAACCTTGCCTACGCGCTTCATCCGCTATACGAAAAGCACGTTCCTCTTGGGTGTAATCACCTTTGCCTACTGCACCTTGGTCCGAAGCTAAATACTCTAGCTGTCTGTTTGGGTCCGAGATCCGCGATAAGGGATCAATGGACATATTTGTTCGGGTTAAGTATTGCCCTACTTGGTTCGCGGACACCGGACCGCTAATACCAAACTTTGCGGTAATATCCGGAGTCAAAGCACCCGCAATGTCTTGACGAGACAAACCTTGTGATGCGGCATAGTCAGTAATACGCTGGGCCGCGATCTCTCCCCGGGGAGACGTGTTGATAATGTTTGCAATAGTTTCTTGAGTGCTTAAAGCTCTCGGCTGTGCCTCTGCCTCTGCCTCTGGCTGGGGTGTTATAGGTGGTAGCTTATCAAAATTTAGCATTGGACCGGGGGTAGGGGAATAAGCGGGACGTTGCTCCACTTCCCACCAGCGACGTTCTTGCGAGGGCAAATACTGCTGTCTTTCTTCCGCAGTCATCAAAGGACGGCCCGCGACCCGGATGTCATCTAGCGTTAAGCGAGGAGGAATGACGCTGGTTATTCCATCCGTTCCGGTATCGTAGTCAGGCTGGCCTACTCGTTTAGATTTAACGTTTGGAAAGATAGGGTTACCGTTAGAATCGGTATAAATACTTCTGTCGGTAGCTCCGGCAGGACCGTCGTTGCTAAAGTTGGTAGAGACAAACTTCATCTTATCCGGGTCCCACTGGGACGGAGAGAAGTCAAAACCACGGGTAGCAAAGTACCGGCTTACGGCCTTGTCAAAAACGTCCATGTCATATCCGCTGTTTTGCGCTAAAGCAAAAGCAGACTGATAGAACTGAGTACCCTGAGCGTCAGAAAAACTAGATCCTAACCCAACCAAGGCATCATAAATTTCGTCTTCGGTCATATGATATTACCCGTAGTATGCAACCGTAACCCGCATATCGTCTTCGTCTTCAAAATCGTCAGAAGGCAACTGAACAAAATTTCCCTGACGGTAACGCATCAACGCCTGCGTGGTACTATCCACCAAGTCGTCGTGCTCACCATTAGGGAATGCGGCGCATTCTTCAACCAACTCCTCGGCCCAAGATGCATCCGGAACCCATACCATCCCGCTCTCCAAAAGCGGTGCGATACTATGAACCCTCGATAGCTTATCATTACCCCTTGATGGCGTAAAGTTTACCACAGGTATCCCCATATTCCGCAATTCGTGCGTCAAAGGCATACCGCTCGCCTTCGCCTCAATAATAACCGTCTCAGGGTCCCAAAACTTATACGCCTCATACGCAACCTCTTTCAACTCCGGAAAATCCCAACGGCCCTTCTTACTGTCCAACAAAATCAAATTCGGACCACTTCCACCCTCATTCGGATAAAACACGCCCCACGTGGTAATCGCACTGTAGTCAGCCGACTCCTTCTTGGAAAACGCCGTATCATAACTCTGGATAACATACTCCAATTGCGGGACCGAATCCTTCTCCCAAACCTTCCACCACTCCCGCTTCAGAATCGAGTTCTCCTCACCCGTCGGATTCTGCTGATACTGCGCGTTCCACTTGCTCGGAGGTATCGAAGCCTTGACCGCGGTCAAATCCTCCATGCTCCAATACTCCGGCCACACCGGGTCGCCAGACGGCAACTCCATCGGAAACTCCACAACTTCCCACTGATCCGCCAAAGGATCGCGGGCCATGGACCGCACTAACTGACCCGTCAAATCCTTTTCGTGCCACCGGGTCATCACCAGTATGATCGACCCTCCGGGCTGTAAACGTTGCCTCGGTCCGCCCGTGTACCAATCCCACGCATCATCGAAACCCGTAGTAGACATAGCCGTCTGCTCAGAGTGTGGGTCATCAATAATACACAAGTCAGCACCACGACCAGCGAGATTAGAACCAACCCCAACA